CAAGCTACAACAGATTTTCCAAATGTAACTTCTCCGTACACTGCAACAACATTAAATTTAAGAGGAATAACGAGATGGTTTTGGGTAAGAAAATCAACTGGAACACTAAGGTCTAACTGGTTTCCAGCAGGCACTGGTATTACAGCAAGGATCCCACTGTATGCTCCACCTGCTCCAGTAATAACAAATTCTGCACAAACGCAAAATAGCCTAAGTTGGCACTGGACACAACCTGCACTTACAGCTACTCAAGATGAGCCTACATCGTGGGACTATGCTTTAACTCAAAGCACATCTACGCCATCAAGTTGGACAAATTTAACAACCAGGCCAACTTCAGCTGCCCCTCTTGTTATAGGCTCTTTAACTTCGGGAGTAGATTATTATTTACATGTTAGAGCAAAAAATGACGACAACAGTACGCTTGCTACACCAGTCCTTGGTAGAACAACTTCAAATAAGGTTCCGCCAACAATGGGCACTCCAACCCTATCAGCCGTAGGAGCTTTTGTAGCTGGGCAAAGAAGACTTTCAGTTCCATTTACAGCAGTTAGCGGTTCTGGACCAGCCTATCAAATTTATTGGTATTACAGTTCTACTAAACCGTCAGTGGTATCTACACCAGACGGGTCTGGTACATCAAGCCCAATTTTAGATGAATCTGGCCCGACATCGATTGGTAGATGCTATGCATACATTAGATCTGCTGCCACAACAAGCACTACTGGATCAGTTGCTCCTTCAACAACACTTAGCGATTGGAGTGACGGTGTTTCATTTGACATATCGGGTACAAGAACACTAACATATGATGACAACACTACCGATACTACGGCCAGCATGCCAACTAGTCCAGTTAGCGGAACCGATCCCTGGGATGGGTGGGTTACAACAGTATCTGCAACCACCCCAACTAGAACAGGATATACATTTAATGGTTGGAACACATCAACAGATGGAACTTCAGGAACAAATTATGCAGCATCAGCAGCAATTACCTTAACTTCAAATGTTACCCTCTATGCAAAATGGACTGCCAATACATACACAATAACATATGATGGCAACGGAAATACTTCAGGATCTGTTCCAGATTCTCAAACTAAAACACATGGCACGAATCTTACTTTAAGAACAAACACGGGCAGTTTAGCAAAAACTGGATTTTCTTTTGGTGGATGGAATACAAATGCAGCAGGCACTGGAACAAGTTATACATCAGGTGGTACTTATAGTACTAACGCAGGAGCAACTCTTTATGCTAGATGGACATCAACATTTGTTACTCCACAATGGAATGGAACTATGCCAACATGGAAAAATACTGGAACTAATGGTGTCTTTAATACAAATGGTTCAAACTTTCAAAGAACATCTACAGCATTAAGATATGGGTGGGATAACGGAACGTTTTCATTTAGTGGATCTGTAAGAGGAACTGCTTCTACAGATAGAGGATGGGATTTTTATGTATCTGGAACCGAGCCATCTAGTACAACAACAGTTAGAACCCCAACTCATACAAGAGCATATTCTACAACAGCAAATACCAATGCGGTTCATAGCACTAATTTTATATATTATGTTTCACCGACATATAGCTCTGCTTCTCGTTATGGAAGCATTAGGCCGTACGTATATGGAACAGACAATAATAAATATGTAAGAGGAACCCAGCCAGATGGCACCTGGTCAGCTTCAATTTAAAATGGTATACTATACAAAGGAGGAAATAAATGAACACAGATCTAACTAATGAAGAAAAGATATTTATTGTTTCGTCTAAGATTCATTTTTTAAATGAAACTTTATTTAATTATAACTTAGACCTAGAGTTGCATCAATTTGATGAAAACGTAGACAACGATGAATATTTTACAAACCTAGAACAGTTTAAGATTAATGCTGAGGCTAAAAAGGCTGCTTTGCAGACCATGCTAGCAGAGCTAGAATCTTTGAGCTAATAATGATATAATGTGGAAGGAGGAATAAAATGACAACACTAACAAATGAAGAAAAGCTAAGCATTGTAAACCAGCACATCAAGTCAGTAGACTATAATATTTATGGTCAGGAGCTTGATTTGATTCAGGCTAATGCAGTGGCAACACCAGATGCTGGACAAATCTCTGCCCTTAATGCTAGAATTACAGAATCAAAAGCTAAAAGAGCAGCCCTCGTTACTGAAAAAAATTCATTAACTGAAACAGAGTAAGGATATAAAAATGGCAGATAAAGCCGAATTAATTATAACTGCTTTGCAACAAAGAATTGGTGAGATCGTCTCAAACTATGAGACTCAAATTGCTATTCTTCGTGCAGAGATTACAGCTATTATGCAGGAAAAGCAAGAAAAAGAAGAAGCGGTAAAAGAATACGAAAATTCTTTGCCTATATAAGGAGATAAACAATGGCAACAAATTCATTTATACCAGTTACATTTAACGACGGGGAGCCACTAGATCCTACAAAGTTAAATAAGCTGGTTGATAATATAAATAATATATATCAGTCTAATGCCATATCCTTATCTAACTCATCAACAGGAACAGCTCCTCAAGTTCCCGTTATATTTACATTTAGACATAAGTTTGAAAATGTAGCTGCTGGAAAGCCACAGAGCACTGTTTTTAATTTTGGTGATAAGTTTACTCAGGCTGAGCTATCCGCAAGCAAAGTATACGTTTCTACAGGAATAAAGGCTTCTATAAACGATAAAGATGTTATAACCGCAAGCGTAGGTGGAGTTAATACAGGAAGCCCAACGCTATTTGTTAATTTTAGTGGAGACAAAACCCGCACCATATATGTAGATGTAATAGCAATCTGCATGAGGGATATCATTTAGATCCCTTGACAAGCCCAACAAATATGTTACAATTACTGTAACATCAAAGTCACGTACCCGTGACTTTTTTACATATTAAGGTAGAAAATGAGCAACGATTTAAAATGGATGATTTCATCCGACCAGCAATTTCCATATCAAGATGATAAGATGATTGCCCTATGGTTTAAAGTAATGAAATGGTTTAAGCCAGACGTTGTGGACTACCTTGGTGATACAGATGATCAGGCTTGCTACAGCAAGTACACAGAAGGCAAATCAGCAGAGTTCTTAAATTACCATAAGAATGATAGCAAAGATCTTATTGTTCCTATGATGCGACATGAAGCAAAAGGAGCAAGAGATTTTTATGCCAAGACAAGAGAGATGCTCCCTGATGCCCAGCTATTTTCAGCCTTAGGCAATCACGACATTAGAGTGTTTAATTATGTAGACGCAAAGTTACCAGAGTATATATCTGAGGTAACACCAGAGTCTATGTGGAGCCTAGATTCATTGGGCTATGAATACATTTATTACAACGAACTTCCTAGACGACGCTTTGGAGATATTCACGTACACCATGGACTTTCAATTGCAGCAGGCGGTGCAGTAAGAAAAGATATGGAAGATCTACAGATATCATTAATCCGTGGACACTCACATAGAATTGCTTCACATATGGTAACATATGAACTTAGAAACAACGGAGAAGGCGAGACACTTCGTGGCTATGAAATTGGACATATGTGTGATGAGAAGAGTGACGGAATGAAGTATAGCCAACACCACGACTGGCAAAAAGGATTTGCTGTAGCGCATATCGTAAATGACTATCCACATATTCAAATGATTCACGTATCTCCTGACTACTCATGTGTAGTAGACGGAAAGGTATTTACTCTATAATGTGGTGCGGTAAATGTAGTGGACGGGTTTTTATAGATAGAGTATTTTCTCAAAAACTACATATGGAGTTATTTTGTATCATGTGCGGCAGACGCTGGATGTGCAATAAGGAGACGAGTGCTTTTGGAAAATGGCTAGACAAAAAAGAAACAACAAACTCAAAAAGATACGGTATTTCTTCTTAAACGATAAGATACACAAAGTAATTAAATCATCTAGATCAAAGGATGAAATAGTTGCTTGGTGCTACCCAGATAAAAAAAGAGTTATGTATTCATACTCACAGGTTGAAAAGTACATGGGTAAAGCTTACGGGATGAAAGAAGTATCTGGTTTGTTAAATAAGCATACCGTAACTCTGCATGACTATATTTTGGAGGGCAAGATAAAGGCTCCTCAAAAAATATATCCAATAGGTGATCCAGAAAACAAAAATTGGTCTAAGTATATGTTTTGTGAAAAAGATATATTAGATCTTCATGAGTTTATATTAGATTCAGGACACTCTGGCAATGTTCCTTCAAGAACAGAATTATTGGGGCTTCTCAAACACAACATTATATTGTATACTAAGACAGACAGCGGGTTCATACCAGTCTGGAAGGCGGAGTAATGGCAAGCAGCAGGATTGTAATTTGCCCAACTTGTAATAAAGAACTAGAAGTCAGATCAGATTTTGCACACATAACATTATCTAACCACATAAAGAAGGAGCATAAATGACAACGAGAGTTAAGGTGGACCTATCTTTTACAAGAAACTTAGGTAACTACGAAAGCATTAAAATTGGCGTAGGCGTTGAAGATGATCTCCGAGATGGAGAAAATGTAGATACGGCTACTGAGAGAGTTTATAAGTTTGTTGAAGACAAGCTTATTGAAAAGACTCGTGAGGTGGAAGAAGAATTAAAGCGTGGCAAGTGAGAAAGAACCGTACGTACTAATTGGCTTGTATTTATCTTTGTATAAAGAAAAGTATAATAAGTCTCTTACCGTTAATAGGTTTAGAGAAAAATGGGCTATGAATGACGTTATTGAAAGCGTAGGCTTTGAACGTGCTAAAGAACTTTTAATATATTATTTTGCTACCAACAAGCAAGGTCATCCATTAAACTTTTTCTATAACAACTTTGACAGAATTGATTCATTAAACAAAGAAATTAAAAAGGACAAGATTAACCGAAGCATCCTTTTGGGTGAGACGAAGAAGATGGTGGAGGGCGAAGAGTGAATACAGAAGCAACATTAATCTCTGCTGTATGTAAGAATAAAGATATCAGCACACTATTGGCGGACAACGTAGACGAGCTCTTTACATCACATAGAGACATTTGGGAAAGCTTAAAAGGATACTACTATAAGTTTAAAGCAGTTCCAGAGGTTGGAGTCTTAATTGAAAGACATAAAGATTTTGAGCCAGTAGAAACAAAGGCAGAAACTGGATACTACTTAGACATGCTTAAGAATGAATTTATTTCAAATAAGCTTAAGTCTATTATTATTAAAGGTGGATCTTCACTTAAAGAAGATGCTGCATCAAGAGTTCTTGCACAAATGCAAAGCGATCTTGCCAACCTAAGCAGGTTTACAAACAACGTTCGTGACTTAGATATTATTGATGTTGAAAATGCTGCAAGACATTATGAGGCAGTAAAAGAGCGTTCATCCGTAATGGGTGGTGCGCCAGGAATCCTAACTGGGTTTAGCGCTATTGATAAAGCTTATCCAACTGGAATGGCCCCAGGACATCTTATTGTCGCTATTGGCTGGCCAGGACGTGGTAAGACATGGTTTACATCATACCTAGCCTGCAAGGCTTGGGAGCAAGGCTTTAAGCCAATGATCGTGTCTCTTGAAATGTCTCCAGAAAATATGCGTGACCGTATTTTTACTATGCTCGGCTCTGGTATATTTAAAGCAAGTGATTTGTCAAAGGGAGATATTAATATTGATGACTTCCGATCATGGGGTAATAAAAAGTTTGAGGGCAAGAATAGTTTTGTGCTTATTTCAAATGAAGGTGCTGCAGAAGTTACTCCAGCAACTATTCAAGGAAAGATTGACCAGCATAAGCCTGACCTAGTTATCCTTGATTACCATCAATTATTTAATGATAATAAGAGATCTAATTCTGAAGTTGAACGAAATCGAAATGTGTCTCGTGAGTTTAAGATGCTTGCTGTGTCAAACAATATTCCTATTATTGACATCACAGCAGCAACAGCTGACGATGTTTCAGATCAAGACAATCCACCTATGATGAGTCAGGTTGCTTGGTCTAAAGCAATTGAATATGATGCTGATATGGCAATGGCAGTTCATAGATATCCTCAGAGTAATATGATTGAGATCGTATCTAGAAAGAATAGACACGGGCACGACTTTAATTTCTATCTAGACTGGGATATCAACCGTGGTATCGTCAAGGAAATTTACGAAAATCCATTTGAGAATGAATCACAAACAGATAAAAAGATTCCAAGTAAAGGTTGAGTTTCAAGATGATTCTGGTATTCCAAGACTAAGATATCAATATGAAAGCATGCTAACGCATGATATGAGGAGTAAAGGATATGTCAGAGTTCTTGACATAGACACCAACTTTTCGGTACAATTTGACGGAGAAACCTGGGTGTTCTTAATGACACTCTATGGAGTATATGTAGGAAAGAAGAAGGCATGGCTATCAGAGGGCATAACGCAAGGAAAGTTGATTCCACGCAGTATGCGCCAAACCATATCAAGTCAGTAATTAAATCTTTAGGATTAGATATTGTGGCGGAACCAGGCAATGAGGTTATGTTTTACTGCCCATTTCATTCTAATAGACATACCGCTTCATGCTGCATAAATAAATCCTCTGGTGTATGGCTATGCTTTAACCCTTCATGCGGAGAGTCTGGAACTCTAATTGAATTAGTTAGAAGAGTTTTGCATAAGAATGACTTTGAAGCAATGAGATTTATTGCTGCAGAAGAAACAGCTATACTGAATAACTTTGATGAAGTAATGGCAGGAATATTTGAAGAGAAACCAGACTTTGAAGAGTTCTCTCAAGATACTTTAAATAGATTACATGCAGACCTTGCGGGCAATAAAGACGCAAGAGACTACCTTGAATCTAGAGGTATCAATGAAGAGTCCATGAAACATTTTAATCTTGGATATTCACCATCAATGAATATGGTTACTACACCAGTGCATAGTCCAGACGGCACCCCTATAGGATTGGTGGGAAGATCAATTGAAGGAAAGTCTTTTAAGAATAGCACCAACCTTCCTAAAAGCAAAACATTATTTAATGTGCATCGTGCAAAAAGAATTGGTAACCATGTAATTATTGTTGAGTCTAACTTTGATGCAATTAGAATACATCAGGCTGGTTTCCCTAATGTGGTAGCAGTACTAGGTGGTATATTATCTACAGAACAACACAAACTTTTAAATAGATATTTTAATAAAATAACAGTAATGACAGACTCAGATTTGGCTGGCAGGGAATTAGGACTAAGCATAGCCAATAGATTAAAGAATAAAGACCTCTTGTGGGCTTCTTATGAATATGGTAAGATATACCCACATGATGCAAAAGATGCAGGCGATATGACCGATGAGGAAATTAAAGCTTGTATTGTAAACGCAGTATCTGATATAGAATACAGATCCTGGGCTTAATGCTATAATAGTAATACAGATGGATTTATACCATCAACTACATACAAGGAGAAAAATATGGGAATTGTTAAAGGTTTAAAAGGATTAAATCAAGTTATGGACAAGCCGCAAGCTTCAAGCGGAGATGGAACCAAGGGTCGCTGGGTAAAGCTAGAAGACGGTGAGAGCGTAAAGATTCGTTTCTTGCAAGAATTAGATCCAGATTCACCAACATACAATGAAAAGATGGGTCTAGGATTTATTGCTGTAGAGCACACTAATCCAAAAGATTACCGTCGCAAGGCGCTATGCTCAATGGATGACCAAGGTAAGTGCTATGGTTGCGAGCAACACCGCAAGGACTACAAGGCAGGATGGAAGGGTCGTTCACGACTTTACATTAATGTTCTTGTTGACGACGGCAAGGAAGATCCATACGTTGGAATCCTTTCACAGGGTTCAAGCGGAAAGACAGTAACTCCTACTCTTATTGAGTATGCAGGCGAAATGGGAAGCATTAGTAATCTAATGTGGCGCATTAAGCGAACTGGCACAAAAACAGACACAAGTTATACAATTATTCCACTTGCTAAGGATGAAACACCATTCGATTCAAGTTCTCTTGAGCTTTTTAAGCTTGAAGAGACAGCCGTACGTGATATGCCATACACAGAGCAAGAGTCATTCTTTGCTGGTGAAAATGGTCACGGCGAAGAGTCTTCTGCTTCTAGCAGCGTAGACTGGTAACAGGTTAAGAAGGCGGAGAATTAAGTTGAATTTTACACATCTACATGTGCATTCTTTCTATTCATTAATGGATGGGCTTAATTCTCCTGCCGAACTTGTTAAAGCAGCAAAAGAAGCTGGACAAACAGCAATTGCAATAACAGATCATGGCACATTGTCTTCACACCGTGAAATGCAAATTGCATGTAAGGATCAAGGCATTAAGCCAATCCTTGGAGTAGAAGCGTATATATCACCAACAGATAGATTTGATCGCTCCTCTAAAACAGATAAATCAATTCAAGCTTATAACCACATTATTCTACTTGCAAAAAATAAAAAAGGTTTAGAGAATATTAATACATTACAGGAGCTTGCTTGGAACGAAGGGTTCTATCATAAGCCACGTATCGACAGGGAGATTTTAAATGATTATAGCGAAGGTGTTATCGTTCTCAGCGGATGTCTTAATGGACTCATTAGTAAGGCTATCGATAAAGGTAACATGGAAGAAGCTGAACTTCTTCTCAAAGGCTTTAAGAAAACTTTCGGAAAAGATTTTTACGTGGAAGTGCAATCACATAACCCTGTGGAGATCAACTCCGCCCTTTTAGAATTAGCAGATAAACTGGGAATTAAAGCGGTGGCAACTGGAGATGCCCACTTCGCTAAAGAAGAAGATAGAGTTTTAGAAGAGGCTATGCTAATTTTATCAACATCCCCTAAGATGGATAAAGATGCTGACTTTGATATGTCCAGAAATATTAAAGATATTAATGATAGATTAAACTATTTATATCCAGATAGAAGAATATCTTTCCAGGATTACAACCTATTTATCCAGACTCGTGAAGAAATTCAAGCTGATTTTGTTAAGGCTGGTTTCACCAGAACAGATATTTACGAGAATACAATGGAAATTGCTAATAAAATAGGAGAGTATGACTTTAATCAGGGCCTAGACCTCCTACCAGTTCCTAAGACCGATGCCGATGAAAGACTACGGGAACTGTCCGAAAAGGGCTTAGAGAGGCTTCAGAAGGCTTCAGATGATATCTATAAAGCTCGCCTTGAGGAAGAACTTGGGGTAATTGCCTCAAAGAATTTTGCCTCATACTTCTTGGTGGTGGCAGATATGATTAACTGGGCTAAAGACAATGATATACGAGTTGGCCCAGGCCGTGGTTCTGCAGCAGGCTCTTTGGTCTGCTACGCTCTAGGAATTACAGATGTTGATCCAATTAAATATGACCTTTTGTTTTTTAGATTTATTAACCCTGAGCGTAATGACTTTCCAGATATTGATACAGACTTTGAAGACCGACGTAGAAAAGAAGTTAAAGACTATTTAAAGAAGAAGTTTAAACACGTTGCCTCTATCTCAACGTACACCTATTTTAAAGATAAGGGTGTTGTTCGTGATGCTGCTCGTGTATTCATGGTTCCTCTTCAAGAGGTAAACCGTGCACTAAAACCAGTAGATACTTTTGAAGACTTTATTGATTCTCCAAATACAAAAGAGTTTAGAACACGTTACCCAGAAGTTGTTTGGCTAGCAGAAAGATTACGTGGTCGTATTCGTTCTGTTGGTGTACACGCTGCTGGAGTTGTTGTTGCTAAAGACGATATTAGAAAATATGCTCCTGTTGAATCTCGTGAAGACGCACAGGATAAGGTGTCAGGAAGAATTCCAGTCGTAGCATACGATATGGATACTGTTGCAGACATTGGCCTTATTAAACTAGATGCACTGGGACTTAAAACATTATCTGTTATGTCGGATACTCTTAAATCAATTAAGGGCAGAACTGGCAAAGATATAAATCTTTCCGACCTGCCTCTTGATGATCCTAAAGTTTATAAGATGTTAAGCGATGGATATACAAAGGGTGTGTTTCAGGCCGAAGCAACACCATATACAAACCTTCTTATTAAAATGGGTGTTGATAAGTTTGAAGACCTTGCTGCATCAAACGCACTAGTGCGTCCAGGCGCAATGAATACTGTGGGTGCTTCGTATATCAAGCGTAAGCACGGGGATGAGGCAGTACAGTTTATTCATCCTATTATGAAGCCGTTTACCGAGAACACTTATGGTGTTATTATATATCAAGAGCAAGTTATGCAAGCTTGCGTCCACTTAGGTGGCATGTCTTGGTCAGAGGCTGATAAGGTCCGCAAGATTATTGGAAAGAAAAAAGATGCAAAAGAATTCGACCAATTCAAGGATCGCTTTATTGATGGGGCTTCAAAGCACATTTCTAAGAAGCAAGCCGAAACGCTCTGGCATACTTTTGAGGCTCACGCTGGTTATTCTTTTAACCGTTCCCACGCTGTTGCTTATTCTATGCTGTCTTATTACGCTGCTTGGCTTAAGACTTATTATCCTCTTGAATTTATGTTTTCAATTCTTAAAAATGAAAATGATAAAGATGCAAGAACAGAATATTTAATTGAGTCCAAGCGACTAGGTCTTCGTGTATCTCTTCCACACATAAATGAGTCTGACATTTACTTCTCATTGCAAAAAGATAGAATTGTGTTTGGCTTAGCTGAAGTTAAATTTATTTCAGATAGCATTGCTAATAAAATTATTGATCAAAGACCATTTAAAGATTATGCTGACTTTATTGACAAAGCCTCAAAGAAAGGTAGTGGAATTAACAGCCGTGCTATTGCGGCACTTAATGCAATTGGCGGGGCGGCATTCGATGACAACCTTAGAACGGGTAATGAAAAAGATAATTATTATGAATATTTAGGTATACCTACATTTAACCTAGAAGGAATACCTCCAAGAATTAAAGCTCAAGCAAGACCAATTGAAGACTTTGAAGACCTAGGTTCGTTTGTAATGTTTGGAATGGTCAAGTCAATTAAACGTGGAAACGGATGGGCTAGAGTAGAGCTGGTAGATGAAACAGGATCAATTGGGTTATTCCATACGGAACAAACTCAAATTGAAACTAATCAGATGTATTTTATTCTTGTAGGAGATAATCGTATTGCAAGATATATTAAGGTAAGCGACATAGACCCAAAGAGTGGAGATATATTTGTTGACTATCTTTATAGAAAAGAGTATGATCTTGAAGAGGATGAGTATACTGTTGTTAACTTTACTCCCTATGTTACTAAGGCGGGTAAAACAATGAGCCATATTGTACTCTCTAATAGCAATAAAGAGCTAACAAGAGTTATTGCTTTCCCAACAATGTATAAGATGTCTTTAGCAAGAATGCGTGAAGGAATGAAGTGTAAGGTTGTTCTATCTACTTTAGATGATGGAACTTTAATGGTAAAGGAAATAAAATGACAGAAGAAACAAGCCCACAAGATATTTTAGGAGCAATGAATGCAACACGAGTTCTTGTTTCTATTTTAGAAACAGTTAAGAATGTTGAAGTTTCAGTAGACACTTTTGTAAATCTAGATGCAGAAAATCGTGAACTAAATATTGATTACGATGGAGACAAAAGAGTCTTTAATTTCTCATTAAAAAAAGAGGAAAACAATGAATAGCAATGACGTATTAACAGAGTATGGACTAGATGCGCTTTCTGCTATATTGCATGAAACAGCAATAGAAAAAGGATTTTGGCCCCATGAGATAGATACAAATATTGTTTGTACAAAATTAGCTTTAGTGCATTCAGAAGTAACAGAGGTTCTAGAGGCTATTAGAAAAAATAAACCCACTGAAGAAATTGTAGAAGAAATTGCAGATATATTAATTAGAACTTTAGATTTATATGCGGCTTTAAGAAATCATGAATGGGTTACAGAAAGCTTAGATGAAATTTTAGAAACAAAGATTAATATAAATAAAGAGCGACCAAGGCTTCACGGCAATTTATTTTAATGCTATACTATAAAAAAGAGAGAGTATAAATGAGCATAGATATCGATAATATATTAGCAAAGCTAGATCCAAAAACACGAGCAAGAGTTCAGTCAGCACAGGATGTACAAGTTGAAAAACAACTTACCCCTAGCATTGGATTAAACTTTGCATTGCGTGGCGGTCTAGGATACGGCAGACAAGTTCTGGTATGGGGCAATAAGTCTGCTGGTAAATCCTCTTTCTGCCTACAAATGATTGCTCTTGCACAAAAAGAAGGCAAGACATGTGCCTGGATTGATGCAGAAGCTTCTTACGATCAGTCTTGGGCTGAACGGCTAGGAGTAGATTCTTCTTCCCTTATTTACTCTCCAGCAAAAACCGTTAACGATATGGTTGATGTTGCTACTAAATTAATGGATGCAGGTGTAGATATGATTGTAGTAGATTCAATCTCAGCATTACTTCCTGCAATTTATTTTGAAAAAGATGGAAATGAAATGAAAGATTTGCAAGACACAAAGCAAATCGGCGCTGAAGCAAAGGATATGACCCACGCAGTCAAAATGTTAAACTATGCAAACAAAAACACATTACTTGTTCTCATCTCACAACAACGAAATCAGTTTGGATCTATGCATGCTAGTCACATCCCCACAGGTGGCATGGCAGTCAAGTTCTTTTCTTCCACGGTCATTAAGCTCTGGTCGTCTGAGGCTGAGGCTAATGCTATTAAAGCTGGGGTTAAAGTTGGCGACAAAATCATTGAGCAAAGAGTCGGCAGACCAGTTAACTGGATTATTGATTACAACAAACTCGGTCCCCCAAATCTATCGGGACAATACGACTTTTATTACCAAGGGGAAACTCTTGGTGTAGATAGCGTAGGAGAAACTTTAGATGTTGCAGAAATGTGTGGCATTATAGAAAAGGGTGGCGCATGGTATACAGTAAATGGAGAGCGCTTTCAAGGACGTGCAAAGGCTGTAGCATATTTAAAGGAAAATCCAGATGTTGTAGACAGCTTAATCGGAGAGATAAATGCCAAGCATTGATGAATTTCTTAATAAGCCAGAAAAAATATTTTCTCCAGAACTTGAAAGACTAGGTGGAGTTAAGCCTTGTAGCAAGTGCGACAAAGATTCGGAAGAATATTTTTGGGATGCAATTAATATGACAGTGTCTTGGGAGTGCCCAGACGGACATAAGAATTCATTTACGGTTCAGTAATGTCAGAAAGATCAGAAGTAAAACGTGATGGTGCTAAGGCTCAAAAAAATAGTGGCCGTGGTGATTATCAAAAAGGTGATGCTAAGTGGAATCAGTTCCTTGTGGATTATAAAGAAGCAAAGGCATCATTTAATTTAAACAAAGATGTATGGGCTAAAATCTGTACAGATACTTTTAAGGTAAGTAGGGATATGCATCCTGCTCTTAAAATTATTATCGGTGAGGATTCCAAGGTTCGTCTTGGAATCATTGAGTGGTCAGTCTTAGAAGACTTGATCGCATTCTGGGAGGAAAATAATAATGGCTAATCCAACAATTACAATAGTTGGTCGTGTAGGGCAAGATCCAGTTAAGCTTAATGGAGGCGGAGTTAGACTACGTATTGTATCTAATGACCGTGTAAAGAATGATTCAACGGGTAACTGGGATGACAAAGATACATCTTGGTGGACTGTCAAGGCATGGAAGAGTTTGGCAGAACAGAGTATTGCTACCCTTAAGAAGGGCCAGGAAGTAGTTATAGTAGGTAAGATTTATGAAGAGACGTGGAAAGATAAAGAAGGCAATAGCAGAACATCTTATGATGTAAATGCGGACACAATTGCAGTCACTACATGGTCTCTATCAAAGGGAGATTCAAATGGATCTAAACAATTCCCTAAGTCAGACTCATGGTCAGCCCCTGCTAAATGGGACATTACAGAGTCAGAGGTTCCATTTTAATGAAAGAATTATTCTTCACAACCGTTACTGGAATTGCAGTAGGCGGAGTATTCAGTATATTTAAGTTGCCAATTCCTGCCCCACCAGTATTCGCTGGACTAATGGGAATTGTAGGGCTATGGATTGGGTATGCTTTAATTCAAAAGGCATTCGCATGACAGCATTTCTTATGGGACTAATGGTTGGGTTTGTAATTGGATACCCTGTAGGGCTATTTCTAGACAAGTGGGATAAGAGGATAAAAAATGGCTGAAGATAAAAATACTCTTGAGTTAATTAGTGATATTACAGAATTTAACGATCTGCACGAGTTCATGAAAGATGAACACTTAGACAGAGCTCTTTCAATTGTGGTAAAATTGTTAATGAATCCTGATGTCCCATCAGCAAAAGCACCACATTTAATTATGGAGCTTCAGGCAATGTCAACAAAGTTTGCAGTGCTTGCATCTGTATATTCTACAATTGCTAAGGACAAAGCGGGAACAGTAAACAATAACAAAAAGAATATATATTATTCTGTAAAAGAGTCCATAGACAAATTGGTAGATGCGCTTAAATATGTTGTGAGGTACAACTCGTGAAAAACAAAATAATCATATCGTTATTTGTAGTAGTTTCTTTTGCATTTACGATACAAGCGTTCGGAGTAAAGCCTTCTTGCATAAATCTATATGTAGACTATGGATCTCTTGCCAAACAAAATAAATTTAACGAATGCATAGAGCAAGACAATATAAATGCATTAGATTTTATAAAACAATCTGGATACAGTACAGAGGGAACCGTTAAATACGGAGATGCAGTATTATGTAGGTTAAACAATCTTCCTTCAAGCAAAGAGGAATCTTGTAGTGAGATGCCTCCTGAAGATGCATACTGGGCAGTAATTATAAAAAAGAAACAGGTTCTTCTTTTCCCAAGAAATGAGTGGGGCTGGGCAGAAAAAGCAATTAATGAAACAACTTTGTACGCTGGTGACAGTATAGGGTTGGTTTTTTCAAGTGATGGAGAATTGAGATGGCCTTAAATTTATTGGATAAGCCAAATAAAACAAAAAACAAAATATCGATAGAGTATGCAATTCAGCTAGCAGTTACGTTATTCATAATGTATATTGTTAATAAAATTGGAATTGATATTTGGAGAGCGATAAAGGGACACTGATGGTAATACTAAGTAAGATTTATACCAAAACAGGTGATGATGGCCAAACGTCTAATGCCAACAACGATAGAGTTTCTAAGGCTAGCCCTATTATGGAAGCCATCGGCGCTGTAGATGAGGCTAACTCTGCTATTGGAATGGCAATCGATGAATATAATGACATTATCGAAAGAGTTCAAAGCGACCTATTTGACCTTGGCGCAGAGCTTGCAGGTGCCGAAACAATAAAAATATCTGAAAATAGGATTATATATTTAGAGAATGTAATTGATGACTATAATGAATACCTAGAGCCACTTAGATCTTTTGTTTTGCCTACTGGAGCATTGCATAATGCAAGAACTATCGTTAGAAGAGCAGAGCGTGAAGTTTGGAAAATAAAAAATATTAATCCAAACATTGCTAAATATTTAAATCGTCTATCAGACCTACTGTTTGTTATGGCTAGATATCACAACAAAGGAAAAGAAAAAATGTGGGTGCCAAACAATGGGTAGAGATATAGTAAAGAACCTTAAGTTTAAGAAGCATACTGGCAAGCACTTCGACCCAGAACTATTTGCACAGTTGCTTGATGAGTCGTATCGAAATACTAAACGTGCAGATGGCGAGATGACAAAGAAGTCATTTAGCCCAAGTTCGCTGGGATACGGTCATGGAACCTGCCCAAGATATTGGTATATGGCTTTCTCTGGAGCAATGTTTATTGATGATAACGATGCAGTTGCAGTTGCTAATATGGCACAAGGCACACAGGCACACGAAAGACTACAAAAACTTATTTCATCTATGCCACAGTTTAAGGCAGAAGAAGAAGAGATTCTTAACGAGTATCCACCAATTAGAGGATTTATAGACCTTATTATGGAGTACGATGGTGAAACCGTAATCGGTGAAATCAAGACGGCTAAGCAAGAAGTGTGGGATACAAGACAGTCTGAGATGAAACCTACAGCTAACCATATGCTTCAATTGCTAACATACATGAAGCTAAAGAATGCTAAAGAAGGTTTCTTTCTATATGAGAATAAAAACACACAGGAGATCCTTGTCATTCCAATTTCAATGAATGAAAAGAATACTAAAATAATTGAAGATACCTTTACTTGGATGTGTGAGGTTTGGGATAACTTTAAAGATGGTGACCTTCCAATGCGCCCTGCAGGTGCTTCAAAATCAAAGATGCCTTGCACATACTGCCCAGTTAAAAAAGAATGCTATTCAAAAGAAACACCTTTAGGCACTGTTCAAATTGAAAAGTTTGAGGTTCCTCTTGTATGATTTGCGAAAATAAGGAGTGTAAGAAAAAGTTTACACCCAAGACACATAATCAAAAGTATTGCAAGGATGAGTGCTGTAGAATTGCAACTAATAAAAGAATTATGGAAAAGTACTATGAGAAAAAAGCAATTAAAAATGGGGCTGAGAGGCTTTGCAAAAAATGCAACATACAATTAAGCAGGTATAATAAGAATAACATATGCTCATCTTGTGAAAAGAATATAAATACAGGGAATGTTAATTCTATTTTAAAGAGGATAAATGACGTTAGCTAGCTTAAAAAAGATACAGGCCAATAGAGTCTTGGGGATAGATGCATCCACCAACTCTATTGCCTTTTGCCTTATGGAAAATGACATTCCTTTGAAGTGGGGAAAGATAGACCTAGTTGGGCAAGATATTTATGAGAAAATATATAACGCTAAATTAAGAATGAATATGATGCTTAAAGAATTAAAAAGTGATTATATTGCAGTAGAAGGTGCCATACTTGTCAGATCACCCGATGCTGTGATAAAATTGTCTTATGTCTATGGAGTTGTTATTGCTGAGCTTATGTCTACTGGTTCTAAGGTTATTACTATTAGCCCATCCTCGTGGCAGGCGCACATTGGCAACAAAAATCCTACGAAAGATGAAAAGTCTGCAATAAGATTAGCCAACCCAGGATATGCAGATTCCTGGTATAAGAATCAGTTACGCAATATGAGAAAGCAGAGAACTGCTGACTACTTTAATAGAAAGTATAATTTAAATGTGGTGGATTTTGATGTTGCAGATAGCTTTGGTATTGCACATTATGCTAACAAAGTACTAACTGAAAGATGAAGTATTATCAAAGCAAAGACTGGCTATATAGAAGATATATAATTCAAAAGAAAACTGTTACAGAAATAGGAAAAGAATGCGGAGTTTCTGCAATGACTATACAAAGGTACCTAGACCAGTTTGGATTAATTAAAAAGCGATGAATACTATTAACCCATCATCACAATCGATTACATTTTCTAAAGCATTAGATTCGTTCTACGTTTATACTGGAGACTCCACAGATAGGTATGTTCAAGCAACATGCAGGAACAGCGGGCATTGGGATATAGAGCTTACGCAATGGATGATAACCAATATACAGCCAGGGTGGACTTGTCTTGATGTAGGCGCAAACATATTTTACTTTACAGAAGTGATGGCAAGAACTGTGGGCAATCTTGGGTCGGTGTTGGCTTTTGAACCAATCACTAGACTTTGTAGATCATACGAAACATCTAGAACCTTTAATGAATACTCAGATGCTGGAAAAATAGAGGTATTTAATATTGCCTTGTCTAACAAAAAAGATAATTTAGTTCTAAATATATGGGAAGAAAACATAGGCGGATCGGGAATTGTAAATCAACACCAGTCTGGTAATCATGGTCAACATGGTAATTTTCATACAGAAGAAATTTTTGCTGATAGATTAGATTCAATATATAATGGCAAAATTGATTTTATTAAGATGGATGTAGAAGGACATGAGCGGTTTGTATTTGAAGGCTTTTCTGAAGAAGCGTGGAAATGTCCATTACTTGTTGTTGAGCTAGGGGCTGGACAACCAGATGAATTTTTAGTAGAATTAAATGATAAATATACAATGGAATTTTTAAATGGGGAAGCGGCCACATTTGAAAGAATTAAACAGCATGATGTCGTAAACGTCTTGCTTAGGAGAAAATAATGGCGGGATATCCAGAAAAAGATAATGGCTATCAGATGTGGATTACAGATCTACAGCTTATGGCAACAGATGCTCCTTCAGGGCATAAAATTATTAGACAGTGTCTTGAGATTGCACAGATGCTAATTGAAAAGAATATATCATATGGAGACTCAGCACTTAGTCCAATTCGTATATTTTCCCAGGCGGACAATCAAGAGCAGATTAAAATCCGCATTGATGATAAGATAAATAGAATTAAGAATGGATCTGGCTTCGCTGGAGATAATGATATTGATGACATGATTGGATACTTAATCCTTTTAAAGATTGCAAAGGCTAATTCCAATTGACATTTTAGTCGACTAGAAGTATACTGTATTAATGAGCGAAATAGAATTATCACAGCATTTTGACAGAATGAATAGGGTAGTTGAAGAACTCCTTAAAGGAAGTACGCCTACTCAGATCGCTACAATTACAGGTATCCAGCGCAAAGAAGTTATTGAATTAATTGACGACTGGAAAGACGTTGTGCATAACGATAGCAACATCAGAGATCGTGCTAGAGAAGCTATTTCAGGGGCGGATCAACATTATGCAATGCTTATCAAAGAAGCTTGGAAAACGGTAGAAGATGCAGATCAATCTGGCCAGCTAGGAATTAAGTCTGGCGCATTAAAGCTTATTGCTGATATAGAAACTAAAAGAATTGCAATGCTGCAGTCTATTGGCGTATTAGAAAATAATGAAATTGCCGCACAAATTGCAGAGACAGAAAGAAAACAAGATATCCTTGTTAGGATTTTAAAAGAGACCACTTCAACATGCCCTAAGTGTAAGATGGAAGTTGCAAAAAGATTGTCTCAAATAACTGGAGTGGTTGAATCAGTTCCAGTAGAGGAAGCCAATGTCGTTTGAGTTTACCGATCTTATCGATATGCTCGATGGAGAGGAGTTTGATGAAAAACCAGTCGATCTTAAAACGTTTGTTAGAAGTCCAGAATACCTTGGGCTTCCAGAACTTTCAGACTATCAATACACGCTTATCGAAAAAAGCTCCCAGATTTATAAAGAGTCAACGCTCATCAAGCTTTTTGGAGAAGAAGAGGGAAGAATAAGGTTTAAGCAAACTGCTAATGAAGTTGTTGCTCAGTTAGGAAAAGGATCTGGAAAAGACTACTGTTCAACTATTGCGGTATCATATATAGTATATTTACTATTGTGCCTTAAAGATCCAGCAACATATTATGGAAAGCCCCCAGGCGATAGCATTGATATTATTAACATTGCTATCAACTCTCAACAGGCAAGCAACGTTTTTTTTAAAGGATTTAAAACACGCATTGACAAATCCCCTTGGTTTGCTGGAAAATATAATGACAAAGCTTCGGAAGTTAAATTTGATAAAGCTATTACAGTACACTCAGGTCACTCAGAACGTGAGGCATGGGAAGGATATAACGTAATCGTAGTTATCCTTGATGAGATTTCAGGATTTGCAATTGACAATACAACAGGCCATGAGCAGGCAAAGACAGGCGCAGCTATATACGATATGTACCGTGCATCCGTAGATTCTCGTTTTCCAGACTTTGGCAAAGTAATTTTGCTTTCATTCCCTAGATATAAGAACGACTATATACAGCAAAGATATGATGCCGTAGTAGCACAAAAAGAAACCATTGTTCGTGATCATAAATTTAAAATGGATGAAGACCTTCCAGATAATACACAGGGAAATGAATTTAGTGTTGAGTGGGAAGAAGACCACATATTGTCTTATAAAATTCCAAAAGTCTACGCACTTAAGAGACCGACCTGGGAAATAAATCCAGTAAGAAAAATTGATGATTTTAAGGTTGCATTTTTTACTAACCCTCTTGATGCTCTATCACGTTTTGCATGCATGCCACCAGATGCAGTTGATGCATTTTTTAAATCAAGAGAAAAGGTTGAGAAAGCTTTTAATAAAGCACACCTTGCAGTAGATAATTTTGGCAGACTTGAAGAGTGGTTTATTCCAGATCCAGATAAAGAATATTTTATTCACGTAGACTTAGCGCAAAAGCATGACCATTGTGCAGTAGCAATGGGCCATGTAAACAAGTGGGTAAACGTTAAAGTCACCGATAGCTATTCACAACCAGCCCCTGTTGTTGAAATAGATGCAGTCAGGTTTTGGACACCAACAAAAGACAAGTCTGTAGATTTTACTGAAGTAAAAGATTACATTCTTTCTTTAAAGACACGAGGATTTAAAATTCGTGTATGTACTTTTGACAGATGGAACTCTCATGATATGATGCAACAACTAAAACAATACGGCATCAATACAGAGATTCTATCTGTCGCTAAAAAGCATTATGATGATATGGCAATGATTGTGGCAGAAGAAAGACTTTCTGGGCCTCACATACAGTTACTTATAGACGAGTTGCTTCAGCTTAAAATAATGAGAGACAGGGTTGACCACCCAAGAAAAGGCTCAAAAGACTTGGCGGATGCAGTTTGTGGTGCTATTTACAATGCAATTAGCAGAAGTAAATTTGATACAAATCAAGAAATAGATATACATACTTATGAATCTATGAGCTACGACAATGATTTTGGAACAGAAAATGATGGCGAAACAAACTCATATAATCTAATAAGGGCACCAAGAATGCCAGGAAATTTACGAGACGCAATGGATAGGATGCAAATAATATGAGTACGTATCAAGAAAAAGCAAAAGAATGTAAATGCTGTGGCAAGCATGTTCCGCTTCCTACAGTATTAAAAGAATACAACGGGGTGACCTTGTGCCCGACTACATTTGCCAATGTTGTTGAATATAAAAGAATTTGGAACCTGGCGGGCTCAAGACCAATGGGCAACGTTAGAAAGCATTTTTCTGAGTACGTTCAGCAGATAGTAGAGTCCACAATAAATGATTAAAACAATTTTTTATAATGTTTATATATATTTTTATAGAAAAAAAAGCAAAAGAAATATTAAAAAAAGAGGGGACTATATTTACTGATGTCTGAAGAAAGCAGATTCTTTAACTCATTACTTGGTAATGATAAATTTGTTTATAATAGCAATCAAAAAAATAATTTTTTATATCCTACTTTGCAAAACTTGTCTGTCCCTCATTCTGGTAGACCACGTCTTTGGGGCCCAGATCAAGGAGAGCATTACATAGAAAATTCAAAAAAATGTTTTTATAAAGATCACCCAGACTATAGCTTGTTTAATCAAGAAAAGTATACATTTAACAGACAATGGTATAGGGGAGAAGATTTTATTAGCGGTAGCCCAGCCGAAGTTGTTGTTGCGGGATGTTCGCAAACTTGGGGTACTGGGTTACCAGATAGTTTAATCTGGCCTAATTTATTAAAAGAAAAGTTAAATGCAAAAAGTTTAAACAATTTAGGGCAACCAGGCAAATCTTTAAGAGGTGTTGTAGAAATAATTTTTGCTTATTTTAAAGAAGTTGGTCACCCAAAAAACTTATTTATTCTTTTGCCTCCACTACATAGATTTAGGACGGCAAGGACTCCTAATTTTATGCATTCAAATCAAGTTCACAGCCATAACGATATATTAGTTGATGCAAATGTTTATAGAAATAACAACAGCAAATTTTTTAAGATTCCATTAAATTTGCAAGAGGTTTTAACAGAAGAAATTGCATATGATCAATCACTTTCTTATTTAAGAGTTTTAGAACAATATTGTAAAAACTTTGATATTAATTTAAAGTACACAGTTTGGTACCCAGATGACAAAGACCTATTTGATGATATTAGTAATAAAAATGGTTATTATGAAAACTATGTTTCAATTGATTGTGCATGGTTTAATGAAAGATTTTTTGAAGGGGAGCACCCCAGCTGCCATGAAGATATGGCAAATGATGTAAGGTATAGAATGTTTTGGAAAATAGCAAATGATTATCTTTTTCATGAAAATGCCCACATAGGTGCTCACGCAAGCATTCACATTGCAGAAAAGTTTTATGAGGAGGTTTTTAATGGATCAACACGGAACTAAAAAATATTTTGATTGGTACATGGGTTTAAACGAAAAGACATCAAGAGTTATTTGCTCTAACAAAATAGAAGATCAAATATATGTAAATAGATTTCCGAGGGAATCAAAGATTTTAAATAATTGGAGTCATTTGGGAGTTGATACCTCTATAAATAAATATGGTTTTAGAGATAAAGATTTTTTTGAAAAGGCAGATTTATTAATTAATGGGTGCTCTCAAACATGGGGTACAGCATTGCCAGAAAAGTATAGATTTTCTAACATAATACAGGAAAGATTTTCAGGGACTGTTCATAATATTGGTTATGAGGGTAATTCGGTAGGCTCAGTTATTAGATCAACATTTGCTTACATTAAAAAATTTGGAAACCCTAAATACATATATTTAATGTTGCCTCCATTTGAAAGAATAGAGTTTATACCTGACAAAAATACTTTTACTAAGTCAGACTGGCTCGCATCCTATAAAGAGTTTCAAAAAGAAGGTGTAGAGGATATTGATTTTTCTCCAATACAAATTACTACTGTTGATATACATACCCCTATTTATGCAAAAGCTCCATTTTATATAGAAGATGTTATGAATCCACAATCAGCATTTTTTTTAAATATGCAAATGCTTTTAATGCTAGAGCAATATTGCGATGTTGCAGGTATTAAGTTTATGTGGTCAGCCTGGAATAACTCATACAGAATATCTGATTATATATTTAATATGCAAAATAATTTAAATGAGCACAAAAATTATTTTCATATACCAGTATGGGACTGGGAACTTAATGATGAAAAAATAGACATACTAGACACAGCAGATTGTCATAAAGATTTAGAGAGAGAAGACCAAATATTTTTTAATCATGCAATGGATATTGGAAAAAGAAAAACAGAAACACCGCATTGGGGATCTCATAGAAATAGACATATAGCAGAAAAGATTTTGCATGAAATGAAAAATAGATCATATGAAGGGCTACTATGATTATTCTGGGTGTTAATGAAACTTCTCATGATGCCTCATTATCTTTAATTAAAGATGGAGAAATACTTTTTGCAGGTCATTCAGAAAGATATAGCAAACAAAAAAATGATTGGTATATTAATGATAGTTTAGTTAAGGACGCTTTGTCATACGGGGTACCAGATAGTATAGCTTACTATGAGAAACCGCTTCTAAAAGCCTCTAGGCTATTTATAAAGGGTGGTGCAGGAGACTGGAGGCCAAGGTTTGATTTGCCAGGAGTACCCAGAAAATCTTTCAGCCATCATTACTCACACGCATGTGCTGGATATTATACTAGCAAGTTTACAGACGCAGTTATTGTAGTTTTAGATGCTATTGGTGAATACAATACCTCAACAATTTGGGTTGGCGAGGGAGAAAAGATTAGCCTAGTTCATAAGAATAATTACCCATTTAGCTTTGGGCTATTCTATTCTGCATTTACAAAATTTTTGGGCCTAATGCCAAATCAAGAAGAATATATTATGATGGGCATGGCGGCTTATGGAAACCCAGATAGATATTTTGATCAAGTAAATGAATACTTTCCTAGATATAATAGACAAAAGTATAATTTTCATACAGGCATAACAGATTTTAATTGGGGAACAACCCCTTGTTTTGCAGGATCTGAAGGCACTGGTTATATATCAGAGTGGTTTAAGCAAAGAGAATTTGATTTGGCTGCAGCCGTTCAAAAGGTATATGAAAAAAGACTTATTGAGTATATGCGTTATGCTAAGTTAATTACAAAGAAAACTAATTTAGTTTTTATGGGAGGTTGTGCTTTAAACAGTAAAGCAAACACATCCCTATGGAATATATTTAAAGATGTGTGGATTATGCCAAACCCAGGTGACGCTGGTAGTTCCCTTGGTGCGGCAGCAGCACTGTATGGAAAGCATTTAGAGTGGAAGACCCCTTACTTGGGTTATGACATGGGCGGGGTTTATCCAGTTCAAGAAATAGTTGATAGCATATTGAAGGACGGTATAGTTGCAGTTGCTTCAGGAAGAGCGGAATACGGCCCAAGAGCTTTAGGAAATAGAAGTATCTTGGCAGATCCAAGAGATCCAAATGTTAAAGATAAAGTAAATCTAATTAAACAAAGAGAGTTATTTCGCCCATTCGCACCAGTGGTTATGGAAGAGTGTGCTTCTAAATGGTTTGACATGGACTTCGCTTCTCCATATATGCAGTATACTGTTAAGTGTTTAAAGCCAGATTTAATTCCTTCAGTTGTTCATGAAGATGGAACATCTAGAGTTCAAACAGTAAATAAAGAGCAGCACAGAGGTTTGTGGAGAGTTTTAAATAAATTTTATTTGCAAACGGGTGTACCTGTTTTATTAAATACTAGTTTAAATATAAAAGGTCAGCCATTATTAAACGACCATCAGGACGCTATTGACTGGCAGGCACATTATGGATATAATATACTAACGGGCAACAATAGCTTAGTTGGTTAAAGCCCCGAACTCATAATTCGGTAATCGTAGGTTCAAGTCCTACTTGTTGCACATAAGGAGAAACAATGGAAGATGAGAATCTAGATTATTATATTGAAATAGGTGCAGTAGATATTAGCGGGGTTGACGAAAACGGAGAAATTCTATTTTCTATTACTGAAAAAGCAAAAGACGTTGCTCCAGATTTGTGGAAAGCCCATGTAAAATTTATAGATGAAGCTTTAGTAGAATTATTTAATAAAAATTTAATAACTGTTGAGTATAATGAAAATCTAGAAGCCCTTATTTCTTATACTCCAGAGGGAAAATCTTTGCTAAAAGATATTGGATTAAGTCACAACGATGGGGATTAGCTCAGATGGTAGAGCGTCGAACTGTTAATTCGAATGTCGCAGGATCGATGCCTGCATCCCCAGCCATACCCTTGTAGCTCAGCGGAAGAGCAACAGACTTCTAATCTGTTGGCCGCAGGTTCGATTCCTGCCAGGGGTACCATTAAAAGTAGACAATCTAAAAATATTTTGATATAATAATATATAGATCGCTCAATGGAGGATCTATATTAATTTATTCGCTTGAAAGGGGAATAATATGGTAACACAATTTATGGATCTATTTAATGATCCTTTTTTTATTGGCTTTAATAGGGATCTAGCCCGTCTCAATAATATACACCGTGAAGCAATCAATGAATCTTATCCGCCGTATGATGTCTTACAGCATGATAACGATGAGTATGTCGTTACTTTAGCTGTAGCTGGCTTTAGTAAAGAGGACATTTCGGTACAGGTTGATAATGGCACACTTGTAGTTAAGGGTGAAAGAAAAGATATTACGGAAAGCGTTCCAAAGCAGGTAGTTCACAAAGGAATTGCTGCTAGAAAGTTTACACGTACATTTGCATTAAGTGAATATATGGAAGTTACAAATGCCTCATTAGAGAATGGACTACTTAATATATTCTTGGAAAGAATTGTTCCAGAAGAAAAAAAGCCTAGAACAATTAAAATTAAGTAGGGTATAATATAAATCTGCACCCCTTCATCGGGGGAGTCGCAGGTAGCGGGCCGTTACCCGCAGGATGGACCTGAGCAAGTCCTCAAACTGCTCTCTATTATTAGTTAGGGAAAATATGGACCTGCATTGGATGTCTGTAAGAGATGATAGTGATTTAATTTCACTTAAACGGCTTTCTAATACTGTCAATGATGCAGGATATAAATCCGTTTTGCTTGTATATCACTCCTTGCTCCCAGACTATATGATTAAGGTTGCCAATATTATGGACCCTAAGCATTCGTTTAAATATATGTTTGCAATTAGAACCTATGCTGTTAGCCCTGAACTTTGTGCAATGATGATGCATTCTTTTCACGAAATAGATAAAGACAGAGTTATGCTGAATGTTGCAGCTGGAGATATGAAAGAAGAAGAAGATAGCGTAAACAATATGGTTTTTATATCTGATCAAATGCAAACTAAAGAGCAACGAGTTTTGTATACAACAGAGTGGATAGAAAAGTTTTTAAGGCACCCAATGTTAGTAAAAAAACCAGATATTGTTATTAGTGGTACATCTGACAAAACAATTGAGAATTCAGAAAAATATGCAGATATTCATTTAGCAATGCTATCAACTTATAAAGATGGGTTTAAGGTAAAAACAAAAAGAAAGATGGCATCAACTATAGTTATAATACGTGATACAGATGAAGAGGCTAAGGCGGTAGCCGATCAAGAAAAAAATGACATGATGCGTAGGTCTATGGTGCATGGAACAGAAGAAACAGTTATACAAAAATTAAAACAACTAAAGCTTTTAGGTCTAACAGACATACTTGTGTCTGATAGCATGTGGGACAATCAGCTATATAGGCTGCATGAAATGGTAAAGAAAGTGCAAGGTGTTCTATAGTGCCAGTATATGAATACAAATGCAGTCAAGATGATGCACACGCAACACTTGCAGTAACACGCTCAATCTCAGAAGATGATCCAGGATACATCTGTGAAGAATGTGAGGCGGGAATGATTAGACACTTCACCCCATTCGGTATACAGTTTAAGGGTAATGGCTTTTATAAAACAGATAATCCTAAATAGTTCAATGGTATAATTACTAAGTAAGCAAATATATTGCATTACTTAGGAGATACCTAGTTGACTAGAAAGATTAAGTACTTTTTAACCAGCCTTTTTGTAATCGGCTGGCTTTTCCTTTTTAGTCCTAATTTTGCTAATGCTAATGAGCCTCCTGCTCCTGCGGAACAAGTTGTAGTAAGCCCTGCACAACAAGCAGTAAACACAGCAATTGCAACAGCAACAACAGAAGTAGCACAGGCAGCGCAAGCCTCAGATACAGCAACAGTAACAATAGCCACAGCGGTCCAAGCAGTAACAGCATCTAATACAGCCGTAGCTGCAGCAAATACTGCGGTGACTGCAGCAACTACTGCGGTAGCGGAAGTGTCAAATGTATTACCAGCAGTAGAAACTGCAACAACAGTTGTCCAAACAATTACTTCAACAGTAGCGGCAGTCACACAAGCTGTAGCCGCAATACCAGTAACAGCCACAACCCAAACACCAGAGGTTGTAGCGGCGCAAACAGTAGTAACGCAAGCCGTTGCTACAATAGATTCTGCAGTAGCCACGGTAATAGCAACAGCAACTCCATTAATGACGGAGACTCCAACCACGGTTGCACAAGTAGCCACAGCAATTGCAACAGAAGTTGCCCAATCAGAGACAGCCACAGTTTTAGTTCAATCAGCACAGACAGCAATAGATACGGCTACTGCAACAGTTGCTACAGCAACTACAGCGGTGGCAGCAGTAACACCTGCACGGACAGAGGCTCAAACACAGTTAACTCAAGCAAACGTAGCAATTAATAACGCCCAAGATGCAGTAAATGCACTTGCCGCAACCATTGGCACCACAACAAATGTTTTATCTGGTGTAGATGACGCTGGCGTCCGCATGAATCTACCATTTAATTTACAAATGGGTGGGGTTACATACAACAATGTTTATGTTGGATCTAACGCAACAATAACTTTTGGAGTAAATGAAGGTGCAAATTACTACACTACGCCAAATGCTCCCTCTATTTCTATAGCTGGATACGACTGGACTACTTGGAGTAATGGATCTGGAATCACATATTCAACAACCACAAACACCCTTAGCGTTGCTTGGGATCTTAGAGTTTATCCTTTACAAACAGCCGAGACACAAATGACTCAGGTTAGATTTAACGCAGATGTAAACCCATCAAATGGAGCATGGCAAGCCGATGTAAGTGTTACTGGCCCTATCCCAAATGGGGCTAGATTCAACGTAAGAGAGACAACGGGCGGCGCTGTAACAGATATTAATAATACAAGCACTACTACAGGCTTTACTGGAACAATCAGTCAAGGCCCCGCATTTACACCTACACCTGATCCAAGCAATGCATCAGTTCAGGCAGCAATAGAAACAGCTAATGCACAAATTGCTACATTAAACTCAGCGGTTACAACAATTGTTGCAGCAAATACAGCAAACACAAATACAGTTATTGCGCCAATTGCAACAGTTTCACAAAATACAATTACATCATTAAATAATGCAAGCACAGATTTAACAAATAAAGTAACAGCAATTGCAAATGTTTCAGTAGCTGTAGAAAAAGTAACCACTGCACCTACAATAGTAGCAGCAGCACAAACAGTAATTGATGCAGTTCCTGCACCCGCACCTACTCCTCCACCTGCGCCAGCCCCAGAACCTGTACAGCCTGAGCCAGTTGCTCCACCAGTTGTTGAGCCGCCAGTAGTTGTTCCTCCCGTTGTTGAGCCACCCGCAGAAGAGCCACCTGCAGAAGAGCCACCCGCAGAAGAGCCACCCGCAGAAGAGCCAGAGGCGGGATCAGAAGAAGCAGTAGAAGAATCTGTTGATGATGCATTGTCTGATGGGAAAATAGACGAATCAGAAGCAGAAGATATTTTAAATGAATTAGCAAGTGATGGTGAAGTAACTGCAGAAGAAGTTCA